GCAGCCCAGATGACGCTCGATGTTTTACCTGTCCCCTGCTCGTTAAAGCAGAACGCACGGCGGTGCATCGTCAAAAACGATGCGGTCGTCTTCTGATGCTCAAACGGTTTGTAGACCCCAGTCCACTCGTAGCGCGAATCAATAGGCGATGGAACATTCTTGATGCGGAGGTTTTTAAGTACCTGCGCCTCTTCCAACCCCCAATTCACTAGCACTTCGTTTTCGCCTACCAACTCAGCCTTGGGGATGACTGCGGTAATTCGGCTGGGATCTTTTGTTCTTATTAGTAACGCTTTGTTGTCAATTATCTGCACTCTTCCTCCGTTACTTGGGCTTGTGGTCTGACCTACGTGCGTACGACCTGTTGTCGTGTGTTGACTGAACTCTTAGGTTAGCCTTCCCAGTAGACCCGCCTTTGCTCAGCGGCGTCTTGTGGTCTACATCTTTGCCGTCGCCTTTGTGAACACGCCCCTCTTTGGCAAGCGTAGCGCGAGCCTTGTTACGGGCAGCACGCTTTTTGATTTGTTCAGGTGTACCCTGATACTCCTCATACTCGCGCTTGTATGGACGGGGTTTGTTCACGTATGGCATTTATTTACCCTTCGTGTTGTGTGTGCAATCAGTTACTGGGCACCAGCCCTTACATGTGAAGTTTGGCTTGGGGTTCCAAACGTCCGTTTCAAACGCCTTCTCAAGACGCCCCGTGTCTGCCAGCCAGCGCACCCAGTAGATGTGCTGGTCGTCAGCGTCGAACTCTGCTTTGACTAGATCCTTGGCCACTACGAAGAGTAGCCCTGCCTTGATCTTCTTGACCTGCGGGAAGTGCTTGAACACTGCCAGCGACAGGATCTCCAACTGCTTGGTGTCTGCGTACTTGGATGACTTGCCTGTCTTGTAGTCAACAATGTACGCCTTCTCACCTTGCAGGGTGATTAAATCGGCAATCCCACGCCACCATGCGTCTGCATCCAAGAACTTACAGGCGGTCATATCCCTGCGCAACCCCATCTTGTACTCCACAAGATGTTCCCCGTCACGCTTACGGAGCATCTCCAGCGGCTCCCGAATGAACGCAAACTTCTCTGGGATCGGAGTACCGCTACCGATGAAATCTTCAGCAGCCTTGTGTACTTCCAGCCCGTAAGTCAAATGCGCGGCGGGAGGCTCGACCACATCCTTCTTGACCCGGATACGGTAGAACTTGTAGGGACACTGCTTGAACAGGTCCAGCGAGGAATACGACCACTTGTAATCGGTCATCAACGTCTCGGTTTGATCGAGGCAATACCGTCCTCTTGAATGATGCGTTCCCGCATCATGTCATCCGCTAACTTATACGCTCTCAGCGGCACTTCCGCAAGTCCGTAGTCCCCGTTAGCGAGCAGCCCAAGCATGGATATTGCGGCGAATAGATCGCGTAGTTCATTAGTATCCATTGTCGATTTCCTTCAGTTTTGCCAAGTAGTGTTTGGCTTTTTCTGCGTCGTCGCCAGCGCCCAGCTTCCTGCCTTGGCGCATGGCGTACTTAATGATGTTGCCCTTGAGAAACCCAATGAACTCCTCTTCTGTGAGAACAGCTTCCATCACATCCCACGGTGGGACACCCATATCTTTGTAGTGGTTGCCACCAATCTGAATATCATCTGCTTTCATCGTATTTCCTTAGTTTTGCTATCTCAAAAAGAAGTTTCCAATACTTGTGTACTTCAATCCAATATATCGGCTCTTCAAACAAACTTTTGTCGCGGTCTGGGCAGAGTGCTCCCTCGTAGCAGCTACCACTACATGACAGACAGTTCATTCGTGTTTCTCGGTAAGTTCCTCAAATAGTAAGCGTATCCCGGCTCGTTGTTGATATAGAAATCTTCCCTGTCCCGGATACTGTAGGAGAACTTGCTATTTACCTTGGTGCGGTCAAGAACCCCCTCTTGGTGCATACGTATCAACTGATTGGATATAGCTTTTCTACCAACCCTCGTAAAATCAAACTCACACAGCGGAGTCGCCCCGTGTTCTAGCAGGTACTCCAATATGAACTCTCTCGTCGTGCTCTCATCCATTTAGAACAATGCCTCTGGTACGTTGGACAAGTCCAACTTTGGTTTACGTTTGCGTTTGATTTTTTGCACGATGTGCGGGTACGGCGGTACGGACCACACCCACCGGATCACCTTGCCTTCGTCGTCAAGGATTCCGTATCTCATCATTTTCTTTTGCTCGCAACATTTCATCTGCGGTTTCGTATGCCATGACTGTTATGGCTTGTTTTCTGTTCAACCCCTCGGCAGAAATGATCCCTCTTATAATAAACGCCTGCATAGCCTGTCCCGCAAAGTAATCGCGCAAGGTCATGCCTGTAATTTTTTGGCCGTGATGGTTTACATGGGGGAATGCCGCTTCATCCACCATTAATAGCTCCAAGCATTCCTTCCATACAGTACTGGCGGATCTCCATTAGTTTCTTGAGTACATCTTCTTGAGTACCCTCTGCTGCTAATGCTTGGAGTTCACGCGCAGCGTTGTACAATTTGACGATTGCTTCTGATGTTGCTTCGGTCATAAATACTTCTCCTTAAATCCGCTTGTGCCTATCTTTTTGAAACACGCCTCACACTTCCAGCGAAAGCCCTTGCCTTTTGATACCGGCACTTTATGTGTCGCTGGTCGTACTCGGCACTGCTGACAGTTTGGGGGCGTTGAATTATTTTCGGGTAATGACATTGATTAGTTCTTGCATCTTACCATCAAGAGAATCCATCAACTCGTACACCGCACCGCCAGCATCTGTTTTGTTAGATATATCTTTGACAAAGCCAAACCCACCGTTAAACAACTCTACTTGGTCTCTTTGGTGTAAATTTATGCAATGCAAAGAATTAGCAATAGAGTTTTCCTTTTCAACAAGTTTTTCCAATTGAGAATGTATGCAATCAATATTAAGAGACATATCCTCTATCTCGCTTGCAATATTTTCAAACACCACCATAAATCGTTCAAATTGTTCGTCAGTCATTTCCAACTTCCTCCACGTGCGGTCATCTGACCGGCCAAGTACGCCGCTTTGTATGCTCCGTCGTTGGTATTAGCCCTCATGAGTTGTTCTTTAAGATATGTAATCTCAACCTGAGATTGTTTATCTGCCGTATCCCATCCCGCATTCCAAGCGTCGTAGATAGCGCCCTCCATCGGATGGTATCCACCCATCGGCATGTGCTGCCCATGCGTTTCTGCCCACCATTTTTTCCATGCTTCACCCTTGGTCATCTCTATTCTCCGTGTATTTAGCCCAAACCTCTTTGGGCATCTCGATTGTCATCAATCGATAGTTGCATAAAGAACATACGCGCCGTCGCTCTACCCAATCAAAAGCTCTTTCAACATCTTTCCATTGCCGCGTATCTTTAGTCCGCATCGACCCCATACATTCAGGACACTTCAATTAACAATCTCCATATGATTTACCAACACCAGACTCGCAATTCAACGGCAAGGTAGCCGCCCATGTGGGCCTCCACCGCATACAACTCTCCACGTACGCTTGTGCCTCGGCGGCCTCCGCCTCTTTGGCGATGCACGCTACAGCGTCATGCACAGTGAGCACCACCTTGTACCGTTTAGCAATGCGTAACATCTGCTCTGCAATGACGCAGCGAGCGACTGCTTGGCAGATATTCTCCACAACCTTCCCACCGTACAACTTGACGGGACCTTTGCGGGTTTTGTACTCAAACTGGGCATTGCCCTTCGTGTCGAACACCTTAACCAAGCTTTCGTACCGTTGCCACAACCCGCTAGGTAGAAGAAACCCTTTTTCCCTCGGATCGAACTGAACGGCATCAACAGCACCGAATGCGGATGCTGACTTGCCCACGATGGCTTCCAAGCATTGTTGTGCTTGACGCCACAGCGCAGGTACGTGCGAGTACGTTGTGCGATACACGTCGATGATGCGCTTGCACTCTTTTAGTGGCGTATCCACACCGAACGTCTTTAGTTGTAGCTGGAACTTGGCCGCGCCCATGCCGTAGCCCGCACCGAGAATGGTCGTCTTGCCAACGAACCGCTCCTCCTTGGTGACCTCCTCGATGGGCTTCATATAGATAGAAGAGGCCATGATTTTGTACACGTCCTCGCCATTGGTAAACGCAGTTAACAGGTCATCCTGCCCAGCCAGCCACGCCACTGTCCGCGCCTCGATCTGTGAAGAGTCGGCGTCGATCATGACGTACCCATCCGGGGCCTCGATGGCTCGTTTGAGTCGGTTGGCATTCTGCCCACGGCTTGGCAGGTTCTGGAGGTTGATCTTGTCATCACCTCCCCAACGCCCAGTGTGTGCGGCGTAATATTTGATGGGGACGGGCAACTTGCCGCGTAGTGCTATATCTATGAAGCGCTGTGTACGTGTCTCTTCAAGCGTCGTTTTATTCCCCAGCCGTGCGGCGACCAGCGTCTGCACGCGCACATCTGGATGCAGTGATAGTTCTTTGAACTCCTCGTCGGTCTTGGCGAAGGCCCACGCCTCCTTGCCCGTGCGTGCGCTAATCTTCACAGGAGGCTCGACGCCCAACTGCATCAGCAACTCCGAGAACTTCTCGTTGCTCATCAGCGAGTCTTTGTCTGCTTCAGCCGCAGCCAAGAGTCTAGCTTTACGCTCCTTCACGTTCTCAAGGTGCGCCTCCAGCATAGGAAGGTTGAGCACAAGCGATGGCTCGATGAACATACGCAAAGTCGTATCCACAACCTTCAACTCGCCACGTGGGAACCGCTGTACAAGCAGGTTGAACAGGTCGTACGTTAGCTTCACGTCGTTCTTGCAGTACTCCCCGTACCGCGCAAGCTCATCAGCATCGAAGTCCACCCTGCGTTTGCCCAGCGCGTTGAGCACTTCCGTGCCCTTCTCACCAATCTGGTAACGCTCAGCCAGAGCCTTGAGGCTTCCTCCTGCATCCACCCCGTGAATGGCCCGCGCCATGCACAGCGTGTCCAGATAGCCTTTGGGTTGGATGCCGAACACCCATGACAGGATGGCCCCGTCAAACTGCATGTTGTGCGCAAGCACGAACGAATTGCTCCAGTCGTATCCATTACTCAGGATGCGCTGTATGTATTCGTGGTTACCTGAGTACCAATCAGGGGGATCATCATTGATAGCTATGGCTACACCAATAACCTCAAACTCGTCGCTACGTACGTACTCCTCGGTCGTCATCTTCGATAGGCTGAACTCCTTGGAATAATACGTCTCAAAGTCTAGGGTGATGATGTTCATTAGTTGTCGGTTCCTGTCAGTATTTTGAGCACGGCTGTCGTGAAGTTTTGCCGCTTTGCTTGTTTGAGTTTTTCGCTTAGGTAATTGATCTCCTCTGGGTAGAGAAAACCTTCAAACCTATCGACCTCAAAGTTTCCCCACCGTGCATCATCTGCAAACTCCTCGGGGTTTGTTTCCATCCGTTTCGCTAGCAACCGCACTCCATCGTTCATTTCTTCTGGTTGCATCGCGTACTCCTAATTAGTCAGATATTGTACCACATTGTTGAATTGCTCGCCTTTCTCCAAGTGTTTAAGGCGTAGGTCGGTTGGGCTATTCACTTTCTTCAGCACATCCATATCAACCAACGACTTGATCTGCTCGTGCACGGTAGCTGGTGAACTGTGTGTGCACTTCTGCACCACGTCCATGACGGGCACGGGGCCATCCTTACCCAGCTCTTGCACCATGTTCATGATGATCATATCGACGGGGCGAAACCCACGGTCACGGACCTTCTGCATAGCTGTTGCTAGTTCATTCAGTGTCATTTCATTTCTTCCTGTAGATCCCAAAAAATGCCACCTCCACCCCCGGTACGCAGGGATTTGAGGTGGTCCTCAAAAAGGTCGAGGGTGTTCTCATCGACCACGAACGCGATACCACCTGTTTCAGCAATCCGCATCAGGTTGGTCATCTGCAATTGAGTGGGCTTGTTGCCGTTGGCTTTGCACTCAATGCCCACAAACGTACCGTCCAGACAGGCCACAATGTCGGGCACACCTGAAGATCCGTACCCGTAAGTGGCTGGCATGAAGTAGTAAACGTCCTCGGCCCTGAGTATGGCCTTGACCTTATCCTTCACTTTCTTTTCAGGTGTGCTCATGGCTTGTTATACTTTTTTTCTTTCGAGGTAGTCGATCACGGCCAGCGCGTCGAGCCACTGCTTCTCGTATGCGTCCCTCTGGTTCTTGACCGCCTCGTGCTCGGCAGTGGATACCCACGATCCGCGCACAAACTTAGAAACTTCTGACAGCGTGACCGTGGTTGGCGCAGGGGTTGGCTGGGGTTTTTTAGTCGAACCCTTGGGGCGTCCCAACTTCTTCTTGGGTTTGGGTGCCACGACTGTGGGCTTGTCTTCTTTTGGTGCGGGGATGGAATTGATAACAGTGTTATCAATTGCGTAGACCAAATGACCTACCTCGTTTCTTTCGCGCGTGATAGTTCCTGCTTGCCGCAAGCGGAACAGGGGCAGGTAGGTTTGGGGAATGCTCACGCCCGTGCGCTCGCATATCTGCACCGTGTTGAGCGGCTTGTCTGAATCCTTGAGCGCGGCGATGATCTTGTCGCTGACTAACACTTGTACTCTCCTAAGATAAAAAAAAGGCGGTGGGACCGAAGTCCACACCGCCAATATATCTAACCTTTCTTAGGTAGTCAAGTATTTTCTGTTCTGTTGTTATTCTAGTTTATCAATCCAATACGTGTTGGAGGATACTCGTAAGCCTACGTCGCCCACGAACGTGTGCATCTCCACCATGTTCAGCATGGTGATCCCTTCTTGTATGTACGCTGGGCACTCGTACACAGATTGATGCTCCGCAGTCGTAGCCTTACCGTCCTTTATCCATGTGACCGTCACAGTCTCGTCGGGGTTGATAAATACGTTAGACATGTTCTCGAAAAGACGGTTGCTTCGTCGTTTGTGTTCCTCGTACGCATCTACACCTTTCTCGTAGACATCCTCAAACGCCTTGGTCTGTGGCTTTATACCCATACCCTTGAGTTTCTGTACCTCTTCCAATATGGCGCGGCCATTGATCGGAGACACGATTTTGTCCCATGTGTTGCTCGCCTCGTACACCCAGTGCTGAAACCCTCGGCTAGCGTCACGTCGGGTGAACTCAAACATCTCTTCAGGTTTGAACTCGGTGAGATACTTCTTCATGTGCTTGAGAAACACAGGAATACTCACACCCTTGCGCACCCGATAGTCATGACTGTTCGATCTGAACTTCTCGTTCTCGATTAGGCGCGACGTGATCTTGTACGTCATCTTGCCGTGGTCGTTCTTGCCACCCTGCTCGATGTAGCCAACCATCTCTCTGATCTTGGGTAGGTACTCCCCAACGGCGAATGGTTTGCGCGAGTCCATGAACACCACCGTGTTCTCGTAGCCCTCTTCCTCACGCACATAAGCAACGATCTTGTACTTACTGCTGTGTGTGCGTTGGAAGTCCTTGAGCAGGGTGACCATGACGGGATCTTGTAGCTTCTCGATATTGATAATGTCTAACACTTGCACTCTCCGATAGTCGGGGGACGGCTGCCCCCCTAATTGATAACACTGTTAATAAATGCTCAGAACATCGACAGGATCTCATCGACCTTGGCTTTCACGTCAAGCCGCAGATCGTCGTCCTTACGCAGGGCGTTAGCGTCCACCCCTACAAGCGCACTCTCCAACTTCTTGCGGGCATGCTCTAGGTTGGCGTCGTTGGTCACGTTGAGACGCGTGAGTAACTCACACAACTCGGTCGCGTTGTTGACCAAAGAGTCACGGAAGATCTGCTTCTCTTCACCAGCCAGCTTGTCACTCATGCGTGAGAGACACGTGTGAAGCCGTTCCCAGATATCTTTCATGGCTCCGGCCATCATGGCATTGTGACCAGCCTCGTACTGCTCACGTAGCTCGCGCTGTGCCGCCTCGCCAATGTCCACACGGAAGTCACCTGCGTCGGGCAGGGGAGTGAACAGATAGCGAAAGCGAAACTTACCGCGCAACTCCTCGGCAGATGGATACTCGTCCGGGTCGAACAGATCACCCAACTGGAAGGCGGCGGCAGTCACCAGCGTGGGGTAGTCGGTGAGGAAGTCCTTGACCTCGCTCTCAAACTGAGCCATGTAGTGATTGAGCCGCGTCTTGTAGTTGAAGAAGTTAGCCATCGTCAACAGCCGTGCACCGTTGTCAGACCAAGGAAGCGTCTGCTCGTAGTGCCACTGACGGATGACCGTCACGGTTTTCTGCAACTCCTCCAAGCGCTTAGTGCCAGCAAGCAGGATCTTGTTGTAGTTACCCGCACGGGCGCGGGTGTTCTTGGACTGATCAATCTCCTCGGACACCTTCTTGTCGAGCTTGCGCCCAGTCCAGATGCTGATGCCGAGATCAACCAACGTAGCGGAATTCTGAATCATGATACTCACCTCTAATTGATAACAGTGTTATTGAATATGAACCGTTTTGCCGATGGCACTAACTTGATCTGTGGTGATAGCCCACAGGGTTGGGCACGGCCATCCATCGCCCCAACCTCCAACGTATCCATCCGTGAGGATGATGCAACACTCAGCCTTGATGCGCTTGTCCTTGATGTACTCCACGATGCACTGAGGATGCGTACCCCCACCACCGCGTGGCTTGGTTGTCTGCAACAAGCTATCCAACTGATCTTGCTCGTACTTCTCGTGCTGACAGATAGCCGTGTCCCAGTACAGCAGGTCGATACCCTCGGGCTTGACGTGCTCACAGATAGCGCGGACCTCACCCAAGAACTGACCCACCTCTTCCGTACCGATGGACCCGGACATATCAATAGCGATCACGATGCGCCCGACAGACTCACCGATGAGTGATGGCATGTATACGTCTTGGTCGATCCACCTACGGGATGGTCTGCGCCACGTGCTCTCGTCCTTGTCCACGCAGAAAGATGTGATGAACTCACGCAGTACCTCACGCCAGTCCACCTTGGACGCTAGTGCTTCTTGGACCTCACGCGGGATGTTGCCCGACAACTTACCTGCCAACAGCTTGCCCTGTCGCAGTGCTTGGTCCACCTCCTTGGCGAGCTTCTCCTTCTCCTCGGCAGACATCTCCTTGCCGCCTTCCCAGTCGTGCTCGTCGAAGCCTTCCCCACCCTCGTCCTCGCCCTCGCCTTCATCGTTGTCGTCTTTCTCTTGACGCAGGATGCGATACACCTCACCTGCGTCCATGCCACGGAAGCGTTCATCCAACAACCCACCCTTGGGCAACGTAACCTCCGCACCTTTGGGATCGCTGTCGTAGATCATCAGGTTGATCACGTAGTCGCACGCCATGTTGGCAGTGCGCCCGTCCTCGTCGTACAACCTGCGCCACGTAGTGATGTGACGAAACGCCTTGTGCAGGTTCTCGTGCAGGATCAAGCCACGGATCTCTTGGTCGGACAGCTTGTCTGTGAATGCACGGCCATACTTAACGTCACGTCCGTTGGTGCATGCTGTACGTACAGAGTCGCTGACCTCCGTTGTACCGATCATGATGATGCCGCTGTACAGGCAATACTTGGGGTTACGCATGAGCCATACGTGGGCTTTCTGCACTCGTTGTTCAGCAGTCAGTTTCATTTCTCTCTCCTTGGGCGGGGGACGGCTGTCCCCCTATTTGTTAACAGTGTTATCAAAACAGCCATTGATTGGCGATGGCATAGTCCTTGAAGTCACGGTTAGTGACGCAGAACGGTTGCTTGGTTGGTGACTTCATCACGCTCGTTGCGAACATGGCTTGCCACTCTTTGTCCATGCGCTGCATGTACTGCAACCACTTGGACAGTGTGTCTTTCTCTACTCGGCTCACTGCACTAAAGCACAGGATGCACTTGGCAATGGTGTCGTCGGGTAGCTTCGCACCCAGTGGGTTAGCAACAATGGCTTCCCACGTAGGCAGCTTGTCCACCACCGTGAAGAACGCTTGCATGTCCCGTGCCGCCGCCTCGCCGATAGTCCCTGCCAGCAGGGCAATGGTCAGCTCCTCGCCCAGCGTGGATCTCTGCTTGGCAATGTGACTCGCCTTGTAGAGTGAACGCGGAGTGACAACTGCACCGTCGCCCGGTCGGGTAGGGTTCCAGATGTAGCCATTGTCTTTCTGCGATGGGTCGGTGTAGCTTGCAAGCATGTGTGGATACTGCTTCACACAAGCGATGATCTCGGGGGCCACGTCATTGGCAATAGCCCATGCCGCCCAGCCATTGGGCAACACCGCACCGGATGAGTCGATCCCCACCTCGGGCTTGCGGATCTTCGCCATACACACACGGTTACGTGCATGCCCCTCAAGCAGGTCACCCACCCCGTCACTCATCAGGTTGGTCGTGCCGAACACGATGGAACCCTTGGGCAGGTAGTGGTCACCGATGCGATGCTCCAGCATGAGAGTCAACAGCACATTCTTCACCGCCTTGAGAGCCTTGCCGATCTCGTCGAGCATGATGATCACGGGCTTGCCGGTATGAAACTTGAACCTAGCGTTGGGTGCGAACTTGGTGATACGCATGGCCCCCGAATTGATAACACTGTTATCAATTGTCTCGGTGTAGGGCAGGGCGAAGTCACCGAGATCGAGCAACGTGCAATCTATGTACGCGAACTCGTGGTCGGGGTTCCAACTAGCAAGCAACGAACCCATTGCAGACTTGCCGATCCCCGGCTCGCCCTGACCGATGATGGTCACGTCGCGGCCCACCGTGTGAACGGCTTGTGCAAACTCGTTGAGGGAAATGGTTGCACCAAAGTTAATTACAGACATGATCTTCTTCCTCTTTAAATGTTAACACTGTTATCAAACACACAAACACATGGCGATCTCTCACCATAAGACATATTATAACACATCTAACTTCTGTTGTCAAGTCCCAGCACGTTTCACAGAACGTGTAGGGTTACGCGGCTCCTCTTC